TTTGCAGCTTCTGTGTACCAAGAATTTACAGTCCAATTAGGAGTGCCTTGAGAATCAACAGTAATGCCCACTGTATCTGCAATGTTATACAAAGCACCTCTTATAGCTATTTTTAAACCTTCATCATTTACTGGAATTGCCTTGCTAGCAAACTGTTGTTGAACTCCGAGGGTGATTGCACGAAGTAAACGCTCATCACCAATATATGCATCACCTACATCACCATTAATAAAAAGCTCATCAGGAACATTTGATTTGATGTCATCTATCATTTTCAATACTTCAACATCAGATGTATCGTAAAATGGAACAAAAGAGTTAAGTAAAAAATCTCCCCAACCACTTCCTTGAGTCGAATCAGACCAGTTGTCTTTAATAGCTGATTCTAAATCCCGATACTGAGAAGATAAACCAGTGAGTATTCTGTCTGGATTTACAGTAACAGAAGTTGATTGTGCTTCATTCCACTTTCTAAAACCAAACATTCTTGCCACTTCAAAAGAAGTAACATCAATGCCTTGGTCTTTCATAATCTTCATAGCATTCATATAGCCAATACCTAATTCATCGTTTAGTGCTACAGAATCTACAATCTGATTGAATGTCTGCATTTTGTTGTTAAATGTTTCTTCATCCTGTATTCCGTTTAAACCTTTAAGTTGATCAGCAACTTCAGGATGCAGAGCATTATAACTAAGAGTAAACTCAACAGCTTGTTGAATATTACTTTCTCTTATTGAAGGGTCTTGATGATTAAGTGTCTGACCAAGGTCATCTGCTTGTAACTGAGGAGCAAGTTTGGCTACAACTTCAAAATCCGACTGACTAGGATTATCTGAATTTCTAACACGACTTACCGCAGAAGCTTCTTTTTTTATTTTTTCATGATGAGTTTTGTAAGATTTTCTGTAAGTTTCTATCTTCTTTTGCCAAGCAGATATACTTATCTGACCTTCTAAATCACCTACAATTCCTTTTTCTATAAGGTCAGCAGTGGCATCAACAAATGCCTGTGGACGAATAGCATAACCAGAACTAGCAGACATTTGCTCTTCTATCTCTGCTCTTCCAATCTGAGCTGCTGTTTCAACTTTCCTTTTGAATATAGTATTACGCTCAGCAATATAACTACTATACTGAGTAGGGTCTATTTTTCCATCAATATACATCTGCTCTATTAAAGGAGCATTTCTTTGACGAGCTGCTGCATCTCCAAATTCATCCTTAAACGGAATCATAAGCCTATTAAAGTTTTGTTTATAAAGACTTTTACTTTCTTTAGCCAATGCTTCTCTTGCATTTTGGTCTGTGTTTTGAATGCTATTTAATGCAGTCAAAAGATTGTATTTTTGACCATCATCAATATCCATAGCTTGAATATCTCTTATAGTTATTGGCTTACGAAGAATTAAATCTAATAATCCTTGTTCATAAATTTTGGTTTGCCTAGCGGATTCTTCTTTATCTGCATTCTGCTGAATACCATGCAGTGTTTTTAGCCTGGACTCCATGCTTGCAGTTATGGTTTCTGCATCAACATTTCCTGCGGCTAATAGATTTTTTCTGTATCTATCAACCTCTTCTAATGATTTTGAATAATCACCATTTATGGCATAGTGTCTTTCAATGTGTGAATTAGAAGCTTCTAAAAAAAGATATGTATCTCTGCTATCTTGTAGTGATTCAAGCTCTTGTTCAGACATACCATTAAGACCTAAGCGTTTAATAACTTGGTCTTGTTCTTGAAGAATTTCTTCTATTCTTTCATTGATACCGTCATCTGATAAGTCACCTTTATTAAGAAGAACGCTTAACTCTGCATTCAAACTATTAAATGACTTTTTATTAACATCTATAGCGTAATCTTTTGCATTTTGCTGTTGTTGTGCAAAAGCTCTGTTCTCAGCTCTAGTAAAATAATTTTCAACAATAGGAGACAATGCGACACGAATCTCATCGTCAAGACCATTTAAACTTTCAAATACACCAGTTTTTACACCTCTGATTGGGTCTGGGTCATTTGGAGAGTCTATTAATGCTTTTTCTGCCTGTGATTCAATATCTAACTTTTTAGCAGTAACATAAGTTCCAACAGCAGCTTCTCTAAAAGCTTTAAGAACATCTTTACGCTCACTTTCAGAAAATAAATCTGCTGCCTTACTGTAGTCTAAGTTAGTAAGGGGAACTAAAACACGCTCACCTTTTTCATTAGTTTCATATTTAACACCAGCAGTTTTACCATCTATTTCTGCTTGCAGAATAGCGTCATTGTACTGACGTTTTCTATCATCTAATCCAATGTTGAAAGCTAGCTGACCCAACTGACTTATTTGATTTGCAGCTTGTTTAAATCCAGACAAGTTGGCATTAGGACCAAGCTGTAAACGAACACCACGACCTTGAGTTGGTTTAAAAGACATACTATTGACCCTTACCTACACCTTGATCTATGGAATAAGCCATACTACCAGCTTTTGCTAAACCGCCTAAGAAAGCAGCTTTACCAGCAGCTTTTGAGCCAGCAGCACTAATTTGATAAGATCTTCTTGTTACCTGTCCCATAAGTTTAATATTAGCTATATCTCTTTTTGCTATGTCTTTTTCTCTGTTTGCTAAAGCAGATATACTCGCACTTGTAGGCCCACCTGCAATTCCTCGACTAGCAGAAGAAGTTCCAAGTGCTGCAAGTTGGTATCTTAATTGGTTATTCCTAGACACCTCATCTTGGTCTGCTTGTAATTTTGCAAGATCAGCTTTTTCCTTATAAGCTTCCTCTTCCATTTTATAAGCAGCTTTAGCTTGTTGCGCACCAGCTATCGTAAGCCCTACGGCTGCTACTTGCATTGCTACGCCCATTAGACTTCTACCTCTAGCAATAAGCCATTGATTGTGAGTGGCAATGGCTGGTCTTGTGTTATTGTCACTGTACCTTCTTTACCCCAACCCAGTAAATACACTTCCTTGCGTTCTGTTATCGGGGTTGGCTCAAGAGAAAAGTCATCTGTAACTCGTCTAATAAGAATGTTTGTGCCTTTTGTTTTAACATCAAGCGTTTCATTTAGATCAAGAACAGCACGAACAACTCTACGTTTTTGACCAACAGATATACCGTCACTTAACTGAAACTCGGGAGGAAGTGTTGTAAGTTCTGGTGTAAAATTAAGCCCTATCTCAACATTTGTAACAGCATCTGTTAGTGTAAGCTGACCACTCCCATTCGTTGTGTAAGTTCCCATAGAATAGTTACCAGACTTAACAACAACTTCAGTGTTAGGCAAATGAGCAACTGTCCAGTTTTTTGTCGCTGAAGCAGTTTGCTTAGATGCACAATCTGTGTGGTATGTATTGTCAAGAAGCTCTAAGTTAGTAACTGTAGAGCTATTTATAGTTCTTTCAACAATACAGTAAACCTGTCGATTTACATTAACTAAGTTTTTAAAGTTTCCTTGTGTTGACCACTCACACCAACCTTGTAGCTGCTCTTTACGAATAGACATAAAAACAGGCATTTTGCCATCACTATTTACAAGGTATAAATATGCTTCTACTTGGTCTTGCGCTTCACGCTGAGAAATCATTTGAGAAGGAACACCTATTATGTGAGGAGACAACAAAGTAAGTGCATCAGCATTATAGGCTTGGCTTATGTCAGAATAGACAAATTCTCTAACTGCGCCTTTAGATTTAGTAAGAAAAACCAAAGCACCATCAAAATCAGAAGCAACAACCTCTCCGCTACCGTAAGAAGTTTGTTTTTTAACTGATATAGTGGATGGAGTAAGCGGTCTATTTTCTGAAGTTGGAACATATAATTCTTGCTCCGATGTAAAAATAACTAAGTGTCTAAATGAAGCCAAAGACTTAATTTCTGATATTTGATTTTCAGCTATCTGTACTTGTATAGATTCATCATCTAATCCAGTACCAGCATCAAAATTAAAAAATTCTCCTGCTTTAGACATAAACAGATGGTTAGGTAAATCTCTTGACCCACCGAATATTAATCTTTGATCATGAAAAGTGACAGAACGAGCAAACCCTTTTCTTGTAGAAAAAACCTGTTCTTTAAATGTATCTCTTGCATTCGTATTGGCTATTGCAGCACTTAATGTTCCAGTAACATTTTGAGCGTCTGTAAAGGCAGTAATTGATATCTGAACAATAGTCCCAGCAGAATCTGTAAACTCTATCTTTTCACCAACCATATTGCTGCTAAATAAATCTGCACTTGCTTGAAAGTTTTGTGAAGCAGTAGTTGTTGCAGCAGGGGTTATAGTAATCGATGGAGCAGAAAACCTAAAAAATGGCTGAAATGTTTTATTATCAGAAACATCAAAAGCATAATCAGTTCTATCAAATGTATCTACTGCTGTACGAGTAAGCTTTTGCATAGCCATATCTTTATGAACAACAACCATTGTATCCCCAGACTGGGATACTCTTAACTCACCAATCATAGCGGTTGTCCAAGGGCATCCTGTTATTGTCTGAGTAATTACTGTTGGTGCAGTAACATCTATAACTTCCAGCTTCGTATTTGAAAAAAGCAGTATGTAAGCTTCATCTTCATCAAAGATATAAGCTTCAGACTGATAAGTTGTATTGGTCAATGTTTGAAGAAAACGGAAACCACCTCTACGCCTTATGCCACCTTGAGATAACATACGAAAGTTACGGAGCTTTTTAGTTCCGTTTTTATAAGCGTTAGCATCAACCCTTGAAGACAGTAAGGGCGTTAGCTCTCCTGACGTAAAGTTGGTGTAGAACTGCCGAAGTAGTGCCATTCATTTTGACTTCTTCAAAGACTGTAAATATTTTTTTTGCTTAGCTAAATCTTGTTTTGTAGGCTTATCAGAACCAGCACCAGCAGGCTTTGCATTCATCATGTCTGCAACAATAGCTATTTGAGGAAGTGGGCTAATTGCTTTTGAACCTTGAACAAATCCCTTAACAAGTTGTCGTCCCATTGTTTTAAAAGAAGGTTTAGAAGGTTGTATTCTTTTGGAACTATTTCCCTCAGCAAACCTTAAAGCCCTATCAGCTTGAAGTAAATTTTGTCTAAGCTCTTTATTGCGTATTTGCTTAGATTTTTTTCTAAAATCATCAATGAGTTTTAAATCTGAGTCCATTTTTATGTGCCTTCTATGTTTTGATAAATACCATTACCAAGTCTAGCACGATGGTATCTGCTTAATCTTAGATTTTGATTAGTTACCTGTTGTGAATCCCTGGCTTTGGCTCTTCTAAATTGACCCTCTGCAAGCTGTGTATAAGACTGAGCAATGTCCCCCTTACGAGTAACAGACAAGGCAAAAACAGAAGCCAATCTAAATATGACCCACATAGTAAACGTAGGGGGCCAATGCTGAGTCTCAGGTCTAAATACATAGTTTAGGACAACAGTGTCATCTTCTTCTGCATTTATAAAAACATTTCTCTCATAAATGTCGTACTGTTGAGGGACATCTTCTATTGTAACAGTTTGTACCTGTATAACAGCAGGGTTAGTAGGTAGTGCATAAGCAGCATCCCACCTGTCTACGGGAACATCTGAAAGCCTAGATAATGTCTTTTGACCTGTTGCAAAATTCCATGTGTGCTGACCAAGACAATCACTAACAACATCCTCAAATATTGTATTAGCAACAAGTGCTTCATCAGTATTATCTGTAAATGAAGTCAAAGGCTCTAGTCCGATCATGACCATAGCCTTTTGTGCAACCTCAATATCTGTAGATGGAGTTGTTGGCATTAGTAACCTCTACCGCCTTTACGCCCTTTTTTCTTTGTCTTCATTTTTCTTTCCTTTCTTAGCAGCTAGGATTTTCTTTTGAAGTGCTGGTGGAAGAGTCTTCTGTTTTTTAGTTAAACTATTACCACCATCTTTGCCCATAGTTTTCATGTTACGCCCTTTCCAAGAGTAACGCCCTTGCCAAAAGTTACTTTATGGCCTTTGACCATTTTCGTTTTTAGCTTGGGTGAAGGGGCAGCTTTCACTGCCTCCTTCTTTGTAGGTTTCTTAGCCATTATCGGTTATCTGTTGCCAAGCTGGTAATATTACCTGTATCAACAGTTCCGCTAGCATTTTCAATTACCATTGCTATACCAAAACCATTTGATGAATTTACGAAGATAACATCTCCTACGTTCATCTCTGATGCAGCATCATTGAAGTAACCAGCACCATCAATAGCATCACTATTGTCTGCTGTTGAGACATAATGCCAGATATGGAAGCCGTTACCGCTGTAATTGACAAGAGAAAGATTTGCTTTTGCGAATGCCATGATTCTCTCCTAATTCTTCAGCTCAAGTTCAAAACAACCTTCAGCATCGATTAAGGTCGCATTCATTTGCATTTTGTTCAATACAAAGTATGAGTCCTTATCGTTGTGATATTGCATATTAGAACTTACGTCTGCACCAATAGCATGACCAATAGCACCAGCA